GGGGGCTTTTTATTTTAGAGGTTAGCAAAACTCGCCCTGGCTCTGTAATTATAGTGAAGCAATTCTAAACAACTTTTTGAAAGGACTTGAAGAGATGAACAACGCCAACGAGCAGAAGACCTATGTATGCAAGCGGGCCAGAATGTGCAGTTTCTTGATTGAGAAGGGTTTCACCCCTTACAAGGTAGCTCCCGACCGGGACAATCCCATGTATGATGTCTTTCTTTTCACCGCGTCCCCCAAGCTGTATGAGGCTGTGATGGAATATATCAATAACCGTGCTGAGAGGAGAGCTAACAAATGATGAAGGTTTTTGTGCTGATAAACGAGCAGGATACCGACGCGAGCAATCAGTCCACCGTCCAGCTGTTTCTGGATAAGGAAGCAGCGCGGGCCGAGATGCGCAAGCAGTTTAAGGCCGAGCTTCCATCCTGGAATGTTGATGCTGAAAACCTGACCGACGACCAGGAATGCGAGTGTGGCGAGGATACCGCAGTTATCCGCAATGATCCCGATTCTACCAACTGGCGGATTGAGGAGAAGGAGCTGGATGTGCAGGTGGCCGTTCGTGTTGCTGGTGGCTTGGTACAAGAGGTTCATTCTAACGCTGATGTGGGCGTTGATGTGTATGATCTGGATGTTTCCGACTTCCCGGACGAAGGGGAACAGGAATCGGCAGACCAGAAAGAGGCTGAGCTGGATGAGCTGGTCAAGTCTCCCGGCTGGCGTGCTGTTTGGTAAGAAACCATTTTTATAAGGAGGAACATATGAGCATTACTTATGATGTGTCCAAGCAGAAGGGCAGTTCCCGCTGGTACCCCCACAAGATCGAGACTCCCAAGGTGCCTGCTGGCCCGTTGGGAGATAAGAAGCAGGCGCTTCATGCCGCCGCCGAGTTGATGGGGGTGAGTTACCCCGAGTACATGGAGTTGAGGAGGAAGAAAGGATGCGCGTAAACTACACCCCTGAAGAGATCGCAGAGATGCACGATCGTAACGAAAACTTCAACGGAACACGTGCTAACTTTTCCAAGATCAAGCTCTACCAGGCCGTCAAAAGCGACCTGGTGGAGTTTATGAATATGTGCGATGACGTGCGGATGATCGACGGGTATGACCCGAACATGAAAGAGAAGCACGCCATTCTCTGGCTGGACTTCTCCCCTGCCGCTACTCTGAACAAGGAAGAAACAGCGGCTCTCACGGCCATCATGAACAAGGCCGACGGCACGGTGATTTCTGCCGTTGATGGGCACGTCCGCATTTCCTTTGATATCAACGATATCTGGGATAATTAAACAGACGGTTAGCAAAACGCAGTTCTTTTCTGTAAGTATAGTGACCGGAGAAAAAACAAACGAGAACAAAATTTAGGAGGTACGTAAAAATGTCTGCGAATGTTGAGAGTATGTTCTATGCTGGACGCGAGAAACCCTGGCATGGCCTGGGTACTCAGGTTGAGGAAGCGCCGACCAGTGCCGATGCACTTCGGCTGGCTGGTCTGGATTGGACTGTGCAGCGCAAGCCCATTCAGGTTTGCGGCGGGCGCAAGGTGGATAACTTCTTCGCTAATGTGCGGAGCAGCGACGGTGCGGTGCTGGGCGTGGTCAGTGACCGGTATCAGGTGGTGCAGAATGCGGAGGCATTTGCGTTCACCGACGCTCTGATTGGCGGAGAGGGTCAGGTTCACTATGAGACGGCGGGAAGCCTTATGGGTGGCCGGAAGATTTGGCTGCTGGCAAAACTGCCCGATACGGAGATCGTCGGCGATAAGACCGAGCCGTATCTGTGCTTCTCCAACACCCACGACGGCGGCGGCGCTATCCGCGTGTGTATGACGCCTATCCGGGTGGTTTGCAACAACACTCTGAACATCGCACTGAACGGCGCAAAGCGTGCGTGGTCTGTCCGGCATACCGGCGACATTCAGGCCAAGCTCCAGGAGGCGCGGATGTGTCTGGACATGGCGAATAAGTACATGGACAAGCTGGCTGTGTACGCCGACCAGATGGCGAACAAGACCGTCACCGATGAGCAGATCGCCAAAATTCTGGACGAGATGTTCCCGGCCACGGAGGATATGAGCGAGCGTGAAAAGCGGAACGCGACGAAAGCCCGTGAAGAGTACATGATCTGCTATTTTGCGCCGGACATTCTCAAGTTCAAGGGGACTGCCTGGGGCGCACTGAACGCGATGAGCGACATGGTTGGACATACCGCTCCCCGCCGCATGACCTCCAACTACCAGGAGAACAACTGGGGCCGAATCATGGATGGCCATGCCATGATGGACAAGATGGCCTCTCTGCTGGCAGGCGTTGGCGCACGATAAGAACAGAACGAGACGGGATGGAGAAATCTATCCCGTCTCTTTTTTTTGGTTAGCAAAATTACAGAACGATTTGTAAATACAGTGTGGAGGTGAGTATATGAAACGCATAAGCCAAAAGCGACGGCTGATGGTCGTTAAATATCAGAACCAGAGAGATGTTGACCGGCTGGATACCTGTTTGAAAATGTGCTGTCTCCCTCATGTAATTTTCAAAGAGTATGAATTTGTCGGTGGCGGCGCTCTTTGGAAAATCTACATTGATCGTGGGAGCCTCACTTGGGAGCAGGTTATGGCCGAGGTCAATAGAGTCCATGCTACCAAATTCGAGTTCATTAACGATGGCTCATATATTCAAGACGGGAGGCTCTATACTCCCTTAGTTATTCAAAAGTGAGGTGTGTTTATGTTACGGCCTGGACGTTACAAATCCGAGCATGATGGCAATGTCTTTCAAGCCTATCGGTATGTCATGGAAGTCAAGGAAACCGCGAAGTCCTATATCTTCAAGCTGCTGGAAGTTGAGAACCGATACGCCGACGATCATATCGAAATCATGTTTGGCGGCAAGAAGCGGATTGTTCTTCCCAAGGATAAGCCTTGCCGTCATGCAATGCGAGTGTGGAGCGACCACGACTTCACGATTTATCCCTTCCAAGCCGGCGTCCCGTTCTACTTTGAGAAGGAGGATGTGGCATGAAAATCCCCAAGTATGTTTATGAGCTGGTGGAGCTGGGGCGGTTACGTCCCGCTCCTTTGGATGAGCAGGCCAATTCGAGTATTGCAGGCCAGGGTGAGTATGGATATATGTTCCGAGTCTATCGGAAGAGTAACAGTCAATCCGGCGGAGTGTTTGTTGCCGAGGTGGAACGTATAACAGCCTGGGCGCGACGGGAGTACGCGGAATCCAACATTCATACATACCGCTGGTACACTGATAAAGAGCACCGTAAACCTTACTACAAACGGGATTATGCACTGGTGACGATCACTGATCCAGTCGCACAGCAGCTGGAAAAGTTGATTGCTTTGGTTAGCAAGAAACACTAACGGTCTGTAAATATAGTGAGGAGGTGGTCAATGTGTTTCGAGTTATCATCGCCGGAGGGCGAGACTTTGATGACTACCAGCTTTTGAAAGCGACCATGGATAAACTGCTTTGCAATATTACGGATGAGATCACCGTTGTTTGTGGACAGGCCAAGGGCGCTGATACGCTGGGTGAACAGTATGCCATGGAAAAGGGATACGCCATTGACTATTACCCCGCCCAGTGGAAATTATACGGCAAGCGAGCTGGATACCTACGCAATGAGCAGATGGCACAGAACGCCGACGCTCTGGCCGCATTCTGGAACGGTGAAAGTCGTGGCACCAAGCACATGATCGAGCTTGCCAAGAGGTACGGTTTGAAAGTGCGGGTCAAGCGATATTAAGGAGACAGAGATATGTTAGTCATTAAGAAAATATGCGATTACACAATTCCGATATTTGGGAACAAGAGAGTTCTCCCCTATGCGAAGCTACTTGTTTCTGATGGTATTACAGAAAAGTTAAGGCCGATCATAGATGATGGCGGAAGACAGTACATCACGTTCAACCGAAAGAGATACTACATCAAGAATGCTGGGAGCCTCTATTCTCCCCACTATGTTTTTGCCGATGAACGGAACCCCTGATTGGATAGCCCGAGTGGAACCGTTAAGATTTGAGTATAAGGAGGTAGCAGTATGAAGATTACGGTTGCTGTCATAACCCCACAGGATTACGAAAAATTCAATGCCGTCGGAATGAACGCCGAGGCGTGTCTGGCAGACCGTGTAAAGCTGATATGCCAGGATGACGCCGGACACGTGGCAGAGTCCTTCATGAAACAGGATGAGTTCGACCGGCTGGGGCTGGCCTATATCGAACAGCACGCAAAGCTGGAACACTCTGAGGTCTGCGACGAGTGGTTTATGAAGTGTTCTCAAAATTCCTGGTACAACGATCTGGAACGCAATCCTGAGAAAGTCATCAAAGTTATGTTCGTCGGCATCGAAGACGGAACAGGCCGAGAGGTTTACCGAGGTGTTGAGACACAGCGTTATTATCTGCGTGAGGTACACGCCCACCAGCTTTTTGCCAAGTGGTATTTGTGCGGAGAGCGCCGGGTACCGGAGGATGGTAGAGAGCCAAGACCTAACCTGGTTTTCCAACTGGGAGATCAGACGGAGAAGGTTGTGTATGACGACTGGAACGGCGTTGCTGCCTACAAGGATCAGTTCAACAAAAACTTTCGAGAAAAGGTTAGCAAATAGTAGTTTCATCCTGAAAATGTAGTGGTCTGGGAGGCTCCACTATAAAAAGCCTCACCCCATAAAGTGAGGTGGCGATATGGAAATCCTCTTTGGGCTTGTCATCGTGGCCGTGAAGCTGATTTTGGAACACGTGGCCGTGAGGCACGCCAACAAATACTCCGATACCGTTGTTCGTAGATACAACAAAAATGAAAGTGAGGAAGAAAGATGAGTTTGATGGAGAAGTTCTCCGCCGTCGAGATCAAGGCGGACAACAGAATTTCCGAGGATGACAAGGCGTTTTGTCTCCGCCAGCAGGAAGCCTTTGATAAGGCTGGGCCGGCGCTCCAGAAGGTTGCTGAGGCGATGGCCGCAGCCAAGGCAGAGCAGGCTGGAATCCTGACCGCAGACGACGACTTTATCGACCGGTATGTGGGAAACGATTGTGACGTAGACAGTGTTTACGACACCATGAAGAAGAGAAACCGCACATTCATTTCGGCTGTCGTCAATTATTTCAGCCGCAAGTACAGTGTTGAGCTGGACAAGAGCAAGATTGAGGAACATCTCATTCCCACTGGCCCGAAGGAGCCGGATTTGCCCTGGGGCGGATATCGGAACATGACCGAAGACGAGATCGCCTCCTATCGGGGAAAGCTGGACGCCTATAAGGTTGAAAAGAATAAGTTTGAACAGTCCTTGCGTACTCTCCCTCTCCGGTATGAACAGGTTGTGGATGAGATCTTTGTACAGCTGGGCGGATTCTCATTCCAGGAGCGAGCCATGAATGAGTTTCTCCGGTTGTGTTGGGACGCGTCTCATCACAGAAACTGGAGTTCCGATCAGTATGTGGAAGAGTTCGAGATCAAGAACGATGTGCTCCGCCTGACCGGATCGTGGGTATATTGTGATGAAAACAAATGGATGAGCAGTCCTGTCCCTGAGTATAAGCCCAGTGAGTCCCTGAAAACCATTCTGAATGCGCTGGCACACTATGAGACTGGGAAGTTCAAGGACGGCGCAAATTGGTTCCCGGAGCTTTTCAAGTACGATACCAAGGAAAACCAGTTTGAGATCGCGTACATGAGCAAGGTCAAAAATATCAAGCTGTTCAAAAATGGCCGTGTGGATATCAAGTTCCGCAGTGCCGCTTTTGTCCAGGAGTTTGTGGGACAGTATTTGAGGAGGAACCCGGCATGAAACTGACAAAGAAGCAGCTCTCCGCCCTACAACGGATTGTAGGGCGGGAGCAGACCCGATATGACGAAACCCAGTCGGAGGCTCTGGCTGGTGTTCATCCCAGCGAGAAGCATTTTGCCATAACAGATGGAACTATGGTGGTGCTGTTTGCGGAACAGCCCGAGGGAATCTCCGTAGGTGATCGGACGGAAACGTATGATAAATACGTTCAGGACTATCTCAAGGACGCGAACGCTTCGTTGGTTGTTTCGCCGCCCACTGTGGATGATTGCAAAAAGATCATCCGTGAGTGGAGAGGTATGAAGAATTTGGGGAAGCCTCTTTTCCCGAAGATTACCGTTACCACCGAGGATGAGAACGGCGCTCCTATGACGAGCTATTTCGACGCTTATCGCTATCTGGATATCTTGGAGGCTGTCGGGCCGTATCGTAACATCTATATGGGGAGCAGCGACACAATGCGGACGCCGTACCCGTGCCTGCTGGTGTATAAGCGGTGTGGACGTGACGAGCGAGATAGTGTCAACTGGGACGAGCCGGCATTTCTGCTGCCGTGCCGTCCTTGACAGGAGGAGGATGTTATGAGTTTTGAAGACGCACTTGAAAAGCTCTTGTCTCTGGGCATCTATAAATGTCTCGCAGAACGAGTTTTGAGAACTGTTTGCAAAACAGGAAGAAGCATGGACGTTATGGTAGGGAACGAGATTTATTGTATCAATGCGGTATATTCGGGTGAGAGACGCGAGGATACGAAATTCTGGGGACTTGCTACAAGCAACTATACTTTCGATGTGGGGAGAGTTTGACATGACCAGACGGAAAGTGATTTTC